TTACCCCATGTCTCTGAGCCAGTCAAACATGGGTTTCGATGAGTCAGTAATAAATCTAATACACAAGGAAATTATGAGTAAATGATTAATCTAATAGCACCAATCAACAACCTTGGATATGGGGTTGCTGGTCTTAATATAAGCAAAGCACTATACGCAAAAACTCAGGTAGCACTGTGGCCTATATCTGACCCTCAAGTAACAACACAAGAGGATGCAGACATAATCCAGCAACTAGTGAATAACGCAGCGATGCCAGACTGGGAAGCTCCCTGCATAAGACTTTGGCATCAACACGATATGTCCCAGTTTGTAGGAAACGGACAAAAAATTGGGTTCCCTGTGTTTGAGTTAGACAAATTTAAGGATGTCGAGAAGCACCATCTTTCACACCTAGACAAAATATTCGTATGTTCTGAATGGGCTAAGTCAGTTATACTAGACGAAATAGATATATCTCCTGAAAATGTTAATGTTATACCCCTTGGAGTTGACAATAAAATCTTTAAACCTGTTGACAAGCAGCAAAAAGATGTTACAATATTCTTTAACTGCGGTAAGTGGGAAGTAAGAAAGGGTCATGACATAATCGCAAAATGTTTCAATAAAGCCTTTACGAAAAAAGACAATGTAGAGCTTTGGATGATGTGCGACAACCCATTTTGCACAGACAAAGAGACAAGACAGTGGCAGAATGTATATATGAGTTCTAATCTAAGTGACAAAATAAACTTTATTAATAGAGTACAAACTTCCCAAGAAGTGTATAATACTATGTCTCAAGTAGACTGTGGAATCTTTCCAGCTAGAGCTGAAGGCTGGAATTTAGAAGCGTTAGAACTTCTTGCTTGTGGTAAGCATTTAATAATTACTGATTATTCCGCGCATAAAGATTTTTGCACTAAAGAAAACTCTCGTCTAGTGTCGATAGATAAAACAGAAAAGGCATACGATGGAAAATGGTTTGATGGAAAACACGGTAACTGGGCGACTATTGGAGAAGATCAAATAGATCAAATAGTTGAGCATATGAGAGACATACATAAACTAAATAGAGAGAACTCTCTTGATGTGAACGCAGAAGGCGTTAAGACTGGACTAGAGTTCACTTGGAGCAATTCAGCAGAAAAGATACTGTCACATGTTTAATTTGTTTAAAAAAAAGAACGAGGAGATTCAGGAAGAGGAACAGGTCGAGAAGGAGGAACAAGCTGTTAGTGCTCAGTTAATATACTTTGTAGATGAGGACGAGCCAAGAGTTGACGTTTCTATACCTGATTACAGCAAAGAGTCAATACAAAATCTAACCATCCTCTTAGCAGGAATATCTGGATCTGTCTACTTTAATCCAACTCTAGAGTTAGTTAAAGAGGGCATGATAGAAGAGGGTGAGGAAGAGGCTTTAATAAAGCTACTAGGGATTTTACAAGTTTTACATGAGACAAAAGAAAGAATAGATACGAAGGATAGTGAAGAGCAGCCATGCATTAAACCACAAGACGCACTTTAATTCTGGAGTAATCAATGAGCAAAAGCAAGAAAATAGGATGGCAAAAATACGAAGACCTTGTAGAAACTCAGCTATCCTCGCCTGTTTTCCAACAGATAGTAAAGGGTGTCACTAACAACTTACAAACCAGTTCATACGAAGAGGGGGAAGAGAGCAGCGAGTATTACGCTCAAGACGAAAATTCTGATGAAGAACTTCTTGCAGGTCTGCTGTTTCCAGTACCAGTAACTGACGACTTGGCAAATGAATTAACATTGATGAGCAGCTTTGACTGTTGGATTGGCCACACAAATTTTAATATCACACCAGCCGTTAAGAAAACACTTGATGAAGTTAACGGAGTAGAGGTCTTAAAGATCTGTAGCAGATATAGATTCTTTATTGGTATAGGTAAAATGTTTAGTTTTAAAAATGTTAGAGAAGAAATTGAAAATTCTATAGGAGATGAACATGAAGTTGACGATAAATGATAAAATTGAAAGAGATATGAAGGATGAAGACTTGGTTAGGATAATGAATAAGGCATCTATGTCTTTTTCAAAGCAGTTGTCCCCAGATGAGATAAGCACCTGCCATATAAACGCAATGTGGAAAGCTCATGAACACTATGATCCAAAATTTGGTACATTGTTCTTGACTTACCTATACAAGGGCGTGCAGATAGAATGTATAAGGGAATTAAAATTCAAGCAAAAGCATCAGGATTTTAAACCAATGCACGCAAATATATATGACAAGAAAGAGTACGGTTTTAGACTAGAGCTTGAAGAAGAAATAGACCTATTGCCTAATAAAGAGATGGTAAGAGACAAGCTTTCTGGGTTATCCGTAAAAGAAATAGCTGAGAAATTTGGCTTAAATAGAGAAACTACTAGAAGAAAAATCAAAAAATCCATCGCTAGACTGGCAATGAGACTAAAATAAAGTGTATAATATTTAGGAAAACAAGGATTTTAGCCGGAACGGATATGACAAATATTTACTTTATTTTATTTTTAGGAGGCTTATCATGGCTTTAAAATCCACTACAACTTCTTCGACCTATGCAAACTCTGCTAGAGCGAAGGATTCTCAAGTCGAGGGCGGCACAGTTGCACACGGTGGCGACATCGACACTACCGCAGGGAAATTCTCTGGCGGCCCTATCAAAAACCAGATTAAATTAGACGCTATGCGTTCTGACACTCAGGACGAAACTGTTGGAGCAAAGATGGTTGAGTTAACCACAAACACTGCTGCCACAACAGATAGAGTTGGCGTAACGAAGGCTTACTCAGAGGGTACTTTTGCTTATAACGCAACCGAAAATACCACTAACGGCACTACTTGGGTTGTGCAAGGCGGAAACGTCACGCAGAAACTAAGCGGCGTAAGTACAGACGTTCTACGTCAAGGTGCAAACGGTGCTGGCCTTCCAGAAGGTACTGAACGAACCAAGATCTCAGATAGACTGATTGGTTCTAAAGCCGACGAAGCGTTTGACACTATGGCTAGACCAAGTACTAATATAGTTCCCGGCAGAACTAAAGGTAGCAACGCAGGTGATGCATCTACTATGGTCAACCCAGTTGACGGTAGTGCTGCTGTAGTTTCTGAAATCAAGTCAACTAGAGCAATTCCCGGCGAACTTGTTTACCACTTTGGTGGCGCAGGCGGGCCTCAGACTGATGACTACAAATCTAAAGAAGTATACGAGTCACTAGACGGATCTTCTTAATAGTCAGGCACTTTAACAACGCGGTTTGCTCTTTCGGGAGCATTCCGCTTTTTTTTGGTTTATTATGTATTTATTTGCAATATACTCTTGCCCAAAACACAGAGAAAGAATAAAGGCCTTAGAAGAGACGTGCATACCGTACCCTGCTCCACTAGAATGCGACATTCGCTACATCTATAGCAACAATGTCTTCTATGGAGGCTCTGAAGAGACAATTGCCTGCGGAAGAGATTTATACCTACCCTGCAAGGAATCTTACAAGAACCTTTTGCAGAAGACATACGAGACAATAAAATTTACAATACAAAACAACTTTGACTATCTCATAAAACTTGATAGTGACATATATATACCGAGTTTCGACAATTTGGTTTCAAGAGTAAAAGAGCTAGAGAGGAGCCAGATAGGTTTTGCAACCAGCATTTCAGACAGGATCAAGCCCACCAAAACTGTAGATCCCAATGATCCACCAGAATCGGCAAGGGTCTGGCACTATAGCAAAGTAGACGAAGAAGACAGAGTACCTTACACTGGAATATTCCCCAAGAGATGGGCCCAAGGTCACTGTTACATACTAGATAGAAAGAACTGCGAGATATTAGCCAGCGAGCTGTGCAAGGATAAATATGAGCTTTCATCCTCAAACCCAGCAAAAGAATGGCTTTACGAAGACATGGCTATTACGTCAATACTTTTTGATAAAGGTGTGGACTTGATAGAAATAGGAAAGATTGTCGAACACCTAACCATAGACCATGAAGGATTAACGAGTCAGGAAATAAAGGACAGGCATAAAAACTTTACAGAAGGCTCTTAAAAATGCAATCCGAAGACTTAACTTTTTTATTAACTATGGTAGGTACTTTAGCTAGTTTTCTAGCTGCGGTATGGATGAAGGTCTTAAGGCCTGCCATGAAATTTATAGACAGGCATGAAGAGGTTGTGAAGTCGATAGACGTCATTGAAAAGGAAATTACCTGTAATGGTGGAGGAAGTCTAAAAGACGCTGTAGTGAGACTCTCTAGCACTTGCAACAATATAGAGAGATCACAAAAGGTCATTGAGCAAAGGACTAAAGCTTCTTTGCACTATTCAAATACGGCGTTATTTGAGACTGACGTAGAAGGGAATGTAGTGTGGACTAATGAGCCATTTTATGACCTAACGGGTTTGACCCTGACGGATATAGAGGGTTTTGATTGGTTGGTCTATATTCACGAGGATGATAGAGAGGAGTTTCTTCATGAGTTTAAGTCATGTTTAAAGATGAACAGAAGATTCTCTAGAAGCTCAAGGACGTCGGATAATAAAAATATAAGAATGGTAGGTTTTCCCTACAGGATAAACTCGAAGGAGCATGGCGGATTTCTACTTAGTGTTTATGAATTATCAAATTAGCGAAAGGTATTACAATGAATCCAAACTCAAAAAAGTTCTCCTTTAATTGGATAGATTTTATCAGTTTAGGAAGAAACGCCGTCCTTGTTGGTATAGCCGCCTCTCTTGCTTACATGAGCGAGAACATTGCTGAATTAGATTTTGGCACATCAGGAGTACTAATGGTTCCAATTATTGTCGTCCTTATTGAAGGCGGGGGCAAGTGGGCCAAAGATAATATGAAGTCATCTGACTAATTGAAAAACTTTCAAACTTTTACCTTGCAAACACTTCGCTTGCAAGCTATAACTAATTGTTAACCAAAGCAAAATTGAGAACGTACATTGAAATTACAGTTATATAAGATCTATAGTACCGCTTTCGCTCATTGCGAGGGCGGTATTTTTTTATAAGAAAGAAAAAGATGCAAGTAACTAAGAGAGATGGTGCAGCAGAAGACTACAACGTAGAGAAAATTCATAAGATTGTTGAATGGGCAACTGAAGGGCTCAGCAATGTGTCAATGTCAGAAATAGAGATGAACGCAAACCTCTCTGTAAGAAACGGCATAAGCACAGGAGAGATACATAAGATATTAATAAAGTCAGCAAACGACCTGATTTCTGAAAGCGCTCCAAATTATCAGTATGTCGCTGCTAGACTCTTAAATATGTCTCTTAGAAAAGAAGTCTGGAATGGCTCACAAGAACCAGACCTACTACACCAAATACAGATAAATATAGATAATGATGTTTATGACCCAGCGATACTGGAGAAATGGTCAAACGAGGACGTAGAAAAACTAGAAGGTTATATAAACCACAAAAGAGATGACTTGTACACTTACGCTGGACTACAGCAGATGGTAGATAAGTATTTAGTAAAAAACAGGATCACTGGGAAGATATACGAGACACCTCAAATAGCTTACATGCTGATAGCAATGTGTCTTTTTGACGATGTTAGAAGCGTAAAGAAGGCCTACGATTGCTTCTCTACATTTAAGATAAATCTTCCCACCCCAATAATGGCTGGTGTAAGAACAAATATTAAGCAGTTTGCAAGCTGTGTTCTCGTTGATGTTGCAGATGATTTAGATTCAATCTTTTCTAGTATACATGCAGTTGGAAGATACACGGCGAGAAGAGCTGGCATTGGTCTCAACATAGGTAGAGTACGACCAATAAACTCAGCTATAAGAGGCGGGGAAGTGATCCATACTGGAATCATACCTTATCTGAAAAATTTTGAATCTGCCGTTAAGTCAACTAGCCAGAACGGTATCAGAGGAGGCTCGGCCACAGTACACGTTCCTTTCTGGCATTATGAGATCGAAGACATAATTGTATTAAAGAACAATGCAGGAACTGACGATAATAGAGTAAGGAAGCTTGATTACTCAATTCAATTCTGCAAGCTTTTCTACGAGAGACTAATAGCCAATGAAGACATAACTCTCTTTAGCCCTCATGAAGCTACTGGACTATATGAAACCTTTGGAGATAACAAGAAGTTTGAAGAGCTTTATATCAAATACGAAAATTCTAGAAGCCTAAAGATGAAGAAGAAAATTCCAGCGAGAAAATTGGCTGAGATTTTTGCTAGAGAAAGACTAGAGACTGGTAGAATATACAGCATGAACATTGATAACGCCAATAAGCATGGTTCGTGGGATGTTCCAGTATATATGTCAAACCTGTGCCAAGAGATTATACATCCAACAAAACCAATTTCCTCAATAGACGATAATGAGGGCGAGATTGGGATATGTATTCTTTCTGCGCTGAACCTACTTGAATTAAATAGCGACAATGACATCGAAAATGCATGCTTTGTCGCAGTCAATGCACTAGAATCAGTTATTGACTATCAAGATTATCCAGTTAAGGCTGGAGAAAACTTTACTAAGAATAGAAGGTCTCTTGGTATAGGCATCACAAATCTAGCTGGCTTCTTAGCCAAAAACAAACTTAAGTATCAAGACCCAGAGACTCTCCAGTTAATGCATGACCTTATGGAAAAGATACAGTGGAATCTAATAAATGAATCTTGCAAGCTTGCTGAAAAACTAGGCCCATGTAAAAAGTTTTCAGAGACAAAGTACTCAAAAGGAAAACTTCCTATAGATTGGTACAAAAAAGAAGTTGACAAACTAGTCAAGCCATGTTATAATCTTGATTGGGAAGAGCTGAGAGCCAGAGTCAAAGAGTTTGGCCTTAGACATTCAACCCTAAGTGCTATAATGCCATGTGAATCCTCTAGTGTTATCCAGAATAGCACCAATGGGATTGAGCCAGTAAGAGCTCTCTTGTCCTATAAAAAGGCGAAGAATGGGGTGTTAAAGCAGCTAGTACCTAACTACTCTTCAAGAAAGAACTATTATACAAAAGCTTGGGATATAAAAAGCAATGAGCCTATTATACATCTAGCCGCAGTTATTCAAAAATTTGTAGATATGAGTATGAGCACGAACCTGTATTACAACTACGACCACTACGAAGACGGTAACATACCTTTGAGCGAGCTGGTTAAAGATCAAATACAAGGTTATAAGTACGGACTCAAGAACTTTTATTATGCCAATACTCCAGACGGAGATGGCGACACCGAAAAAGAAATGATTTGTGAAGGAGGCGCTTGCGCTATCTAAAATGGAAACAATATTAAACAAGAAGAATGTAGACTATTTAAAACAGCCCATATTTTTAGGAGAAGATCTATCGCTCCAGAGATATGACAGGTTTAAGTACCCTCAGTTTTTCGAGCTTTATAAAAAACAAATCGAGTTTTTCTGGCGTCCAGAAGAAATCGAGCTAAAGAAAGATCGTAGCGATTTCAAAGATGATTCTATAATGTCGGAGAATGAGCGTTTTATATTTACCTCGAATCTGAAATATCAAACCATGATGGACTCAGTAATATGCAGAGGTGTTCCAACTCTACAGTCCTTCGTGTCAAATCCAGAGTTAGAAGCCTCCATGAATGCTTGGCAATTCTTTGAGCAGATACATAGTTATAGCTATACCTATATTATAAAAAATGTATACAGCGATCCAACTGCTGTCCTAGACACTTGCCTGACTGACCCCGAAATTTTAGAACGAGCAGGGGTGGCTATTAAAGAATATGACGCTCTAGCAAAGATGAGTAAACGTAAGTCAGTTGAGTCCATAAAAAAACAAATCTACCTTACCTTGGTAAGCGTAAATATACTGGAAGCTGTCAGGTTCTATGTTTCATTTGTCTGTGCTTTCGCTTTCGCTGAAAATAAGAAGATGGCAGGAAATGCTGATATAATAAAGCTAATCAAAAGGGACGAAGCTTTACACCTATTCAATACTCAGGAGATCATTAAGATTCTTCACTCAAACAAAGAGGAAGGGTTTATTGACACAGCTAAAGAGTGCGAAAATCAGGCCTGTAAAATGTTTGATTCCGCTGCGGAAGAAGAGAAAAAATGGGCATCTTATCTGTTCAAGGACGGATCTTTGATTGGCTTGAACGAAACAGTTCTACATCAATATATAGATTGGCTCTGTATGACCAGAAGAAAAACTATAGGGTTGCCTTGCGATACTATCGGAAAGAACCCAATAGCTGGCTGGTCTGACGCTTGGATGAGCAGTGGCGCTGTTCAGGTAGCTCCGCAAGAACACGAGATAACCAGCTACAAGATTGGCGCTAGCAAAAACGACCTAGAAGACATGGATTTTGGAGGAATAGGACTTTAACGTATACAATAGTTAACCTACCGATAAATAGAGAGATAATATGACAAGCAGAAGAAAACAAAGACAATCAAAAGTTGAACGTGGTGTCAAGCCAATAACGGCTAAAACACTTAATCAAAAAGATTATATAATATCTATTATAGAAAATGATATTACTTTTTGCTGTGGCCCAGCAGGTTCCGGAAAGTCTTTCATTTCGGCGGGTATTGCAGCAAACCACCTCCATAAGGGGCAGGTAGATACGGTAATAGTCACTAGACCATTAGTTTGTACCGGAAAGGACATTGGAGCTTTGCCGGGAGAGTTACAAGAAAAAATAGCTCCTTATCTTGGGCCAATGCAAGAAAATATAAAGTTTTTCTTAGGACAATCTCTTTATGGTCACTATAATAATGAAAGAAGACTTCGGTACGAGCCATTGGAAGTGATGAGGGGCGCAACGTTCCATGATTCGTATATGATTCTAGACGAAGCGCAAAACTGTACGTTTGAACAGATAAAAATGTTTATCACAAGAATGGGCAAAAACTCTAAAATAATTATCAACGGTGATATAAATCAGAGTGACATCAGGGGGTCTAGTGGCCTAGAGCATTGTATGGACAGACTTGAGGGCGTACTCGGTGTTGGTGTCTGTGAACTTACACGCGAAGATATACAGAGAAATGGAATACTAGGGAGGGTGCTTGAAGCACTGGAGTAAAAATGAGATATGATTATGTTTGTGACGATTGTTCACATGAGCTTTTCGATTATTATCAGAGTATACAAGATGACCCTATTGTTAGATGTCCCGAATGCGATAAAGACTCTCTTCGTAGAATTATCTCTGGGGGTGCTGGAGCTTTCGTTCAAAACATAAATTCCATAGGCTCATTAGCAGACTTCAACACGAAGAAGAACTCTTCAAAAATCAACGAAACTGAAGCAAAGAAGAAAGAGTCTCAACCAAAGAAGGAAACATCTTGGCACGACACTGCTGGAGACGCCAGTAGGGTCGAAATAAACAAGATGACTAAAGAACAGAAAACGAATTATATCATGAGAGGCAAAAAATGAAATTTGTAGAAGAGGACGGTTTCCAAAAACCAAAGAATGAAGAGCACTCCTTTGATAAAAGGGGGGCTAAAGTCACGGGCAAAAAAGAGATAGCGTTTTCAAAGAAGATAGACTCTCACAGTGGTCAAGTTAATTATTGTATATTGACTTATCAAAGCCTACCATTAGACCCTTGGGGGATGTATAAAGGTAGAGAATCAACTCTAGATACTAAAATGAAGTCAGTATCTAAGCAAACGTTTGATTACTACATGTTATTCCTTAAGACTAGAAATTCACTATACCTAACAAGAGCACAAAGGGGCTTTATCAATGACTAAAAAAGGACCACTAGGAAGAGCAGAAGTACATTATATAAAGAGCTTTCATGAAAACAAAACGCCTCAGGAGCTGGCAAAGGATCTTGATAGGGCGGTAAGTATAGTGAAAAAAGAAATCACAAAGATTAAACCGGAAGACGGTGAGGGTAAAGAAGAGCGAGGTCAGGTTTCAGGAGCTTTGATGGCTAGACAGGACGGCATTGTCGTCATGACAGAAGGTGCATCTGCATATTCTGACGTAGCCAAAAAACCATCTAACACTAAAAGAAGCAAGTGTATAGTAAGGATAAAAAAAGATGGCTAAGCTCATATGTACTCACGAAGAGTGGTACGAAGAGTACATTAAAGATAGAGATAGAGTTTGGGTAGTTGTTGATTTTAGCGACGATACACAAGCCTATTTTACGGGTTTAAAAAGATGGCTGGAAATAAAGAAGACCTGCCTCGATAAAAACCTGTCTATAAAAAAGCTGGTATTACAGTTCAGATCCCACAAAGTAGAGACCGACATAAAAGATGCTGAAGGGGTCTACTTAGTTGGCTGCCTCAAGGGGCAGATAGGTGGCCAGTCCACTAATTACATTATAACAGGAAAAGTAAATCAAGAATCTGTTGTCAAACAAATGTGGTTAGTGCCCGAACTAATTGTTGAAGAAATTATTGAAGAAACTATTGAAAATTGTTTTGAGGAAGCTATAATATACCAAGATGGCAAAAGAAAGATCTAACACAAGTAAATACACCTCGCCCTCTACTGGCGAGTTCTGCACATGCGCCCAATACGTAGCTGAGATAATGTGTACTAGGATGGCGCAGAAAGACAACCAAGGCACGCAAGCTTATAAGTTTTGGAACACTGAGAAGTGGAAAAAGGTTTATCAGTTTCAAGTCATATTGGCCAATAGGTTGATATCTCAACACAGCGAGTTGGCATTAGTTAAGGCTATCCAGTCTAGAGAACTGTCTAGAGCTTATTCACTACGGCACCCGAAGGTGAAAGACCTTGTGAAAAGATATGAGATACAAGTAAAAGCTGATGCGGCCAACACAAAAAAAGACTTGGATGTCAAAGAGTCTGCACAGAATAGAAAAAAGAGCTATGGAAAGAAATCAAAACTTAACCAGTTAAGGAATTTAGATGGCAAAAAAAACAATAACCAAATTTAAAGATGACGATATTAGCAACTCTCTAATTTCAAAATATGGAGATGTTATAAAAAGTGGCACAGAGGTAATTGCAAACTTAAGTAGCTACGAAACCGTCAGTGTATCTCCAGCCCTAGACTTAGCTATGGGTGGAGGTATAAGAGAAGGAACCTGTGTTGCTATGACAGGAGATCCGAAGACAGGAAAAACAACAACAGCTCTGCACTTTGCGGCTAAATGCCAAAAAATTGGTAAGGAAGTACTTTACTTCAATACTGAAGGCAGGCTTGAGCTTAAAAATTTCGCAGGCATCAAGGGGCTAGACCCGTCAAGGATAAAGGTTATAGAATCAACTGACGACAAGATCCTGACAGCAGAAGAGTTCCTAAACATGATTGAAGCTTATGTAAACTCCACACCTAACATGGTGGCGATAGTTGACTCTGTGTCTAACATGGTTCCGGGAATTGAGCTGGATGGCGAGATAAGAACTGGCGTTAGAAACGCATTACCTAGACTGTTATCAATGTTCTTCAAAAGGATTGGAGGATCTGTCGCAAGAACTAAAGCCATACTAATATTTATAACCCACAATATTGCAAATACTAGTGGTAGTAGGTTCGCTCCGGCTAAAATGTCGGATGCTGGAAACATGCTCCAGTATCAAGTTAGTACAAACATGGTAATAACGCATAGGGGTAAATGGGAAGTTCCAAAAGAGAGTGGTAACCATGTGGGTCAGATAGCAAACTGGCTTATTAAAACGTCATCAAACGGGACACCTATGTCAAAAGCAGAGAGCTGGATAAAGTATGGTATTGGGATAGATGAAGTTCAAGAGGTCATACAGATAGCCTGTGAGTTTAGACTGATAAAAGCCGCAGGAGCTTGGTACACAATTAGATGTGCCTTAGACAGTATGGAAGACAAGAGGGTAAAGAAGATACTGAAAGACAATGAAGTTCCAGAAACAGACGAGGCTATTGAAAAGTTCTTTAAATTCCAAGGAGTTAACAGACTGTCTGAATTCCTGTCGGAAAACGACCCAATAGCCGATCTGGTATACGAGCAAGTTAGAGAGTTGTTGGAATGAAAGTCCAAGGGCTAAACGGTAGAGAATATAACCTTAACCTACAAAAATATAAAGTCTATAGAGATGACACAAAAAAGAAGTCTAAGTATCATATCGTAGCCAGAAAGATGCTGAGTGAAATTTTCAGTGGGTATAATGTCCTAGAGGAAGTTAAACTTCCCGGAAGTACGGCGTCTCACAAGAGATCCGTACTCTACCTAGATTTTTTTATACCAAATTTGATGTTAGCGATAGAGGTGCATGGTAGGCAACATTACGAATACGTTCCCTATTTTCATAAATCTAAAGCTGGCTTTGTAAAGTCTATAGCTAGAGATGAAGACAAGAAAGACTGGTGCGAGCTTAATGATATGAGCTTGATAGTACTTAGTTACCTAGAAAATGAAGAAGAATGGAGAAATTCCCTTGCAAAACGCCAATGAACAATTTGAAGCATTCACAAAGTCTGTAGATGAGTATATTGAATTAAAGGGCATAAAACAAGTTTCTTTTACGGAAGACTTCAATGTTGCCCTAAGTCTTGATTTAGACGTGTTGGATAAGCTTACCCAGCAAGAATGTTTTGACTATGCCTATACTCTTTATCAATACGCTGGCTATATACAAGACGAACTGTCTCAACAGCAGGTAGTTGTTGACTGGTGTACCAGTAGACTGAATCACATCATAGCTAACAATGAAGATTGCTTCCCACAATATACAAAACACGAAATGAAAGTACCAATTTTAATAAAAGAAAATTCGTTTGCATCTAAAGTAGATCAGTGGAGACTAGTTGCTGAATCAAGACTCAAAAGACTTGAGGGAAAAGATTCTTTAACCAGAAAAAAAGCTGACTGCTTGATGGAGAAAGGTAAAAGAAAATGACTACTGAAGACTTTGAGGATTTTTTAGGTTCTTTAACAGATAAAGAACTAAGTACACTTGGCGAGTTCTTAGCAGAGAAAGCAGAGAAAGAAAAACTAAAAGAAAAGACTGACCCAAAAGCTGTCAGTGAAGACTTTGTGGTTAGTAGAGACCCTGCCAAAAAGAGTAGAAGTCCCGTACAAGCAAGGGAGAATACTTGGTCAGACACTGGCGAGTCTCAGGAAATAGAAACACCAGAATTTGAAAAAACCCCAAGGAATAGACCTAAACCGAAACTAAAGACTATTAACTGTCATGTTTGTGGGAAGAGTGTTGAAATATCACCAACGTTGGTGTATGGGGAATTTTACCGTTGTGACAGTTGTATTGGAAGATAGACTATGGATTTGAATCTTAGTGACGTTGGGGCCGAGAGAGCAATCTTGGCCGGATTGTTTACATATGGCATAGAAGCTTACGTAGAGGTTTCTACCATAATTGATGACAAGACATTTGGAAACTATAATAATCAGATATTGTACAAGTGTGTTGAACACATATTGGAGAAAAACTCTGAGGTAGACCTACCTTCAATACTCTCAGCAGCGAAGGGTCTGGGTTTCTCTGAGGTTGTTAGTGCTGAAACCGAGCTGGAGTATATAAACTCATTATTCTCATTTCCCATAAAGAAAGAGAATGTTATGAGCTTTGCAATTCAGATCAAGAAATTTGAATTTGCGCGTAAAATAAAGAAGCTAGCAATCAGGGTTGGAGCAGAGGTAGAACAAATAAATGGCAGCGAAAGTATTGATGAGATAATAGGCATCATAGAAAACCCTGTTACAGACTTTCTGAGAGAAGAGGACTCTGGCCAGAAAACTGAAAAGATAGGTCGAGGGCTAGATGAGTATGTAGATTTCCTCATGGAGAATAAGTGTGACCAAATAGGGATACCAACTGGTTTTCCTAGATATGACGCATCTATAGGAGGTGGTCTGAGAAGAAAAGCCGTCGATCTGGTGTCTGCAAGACCAAAGGTTGGTAAGAGTGTTTTTGCAGATAATGTAGCCCTGAGTACTGCGGGTAAAGGAATCCCTGTCCTAATGTTGGATACAGAGATGTCTAAAGAGGATCATCTCAATCGAATTATATCAAACCTGACAGGCATACCGATAAATGATGTCGCCACGGGTAAGTTCGCTGACGACGAAGAAAAGTGCGAGATGGTTACAAAGTCAGTCGAGCATATCAAAAACATCCCTTACACTTATGCTAGTGTAGCAGGAGCTCCCTTTGAGCAGATAATGAATATTATAAAAAGATGGATAATGCAAGACGTTGGCGTTGATGAAAATGGTAGGACAAACGAATGCGTGGTCGTATATGACTACCTAAAACTGATGTCCTCAAATGCGATCACAAACAACATACAGGAATATCAGGCCCTAGGGTTTCAGATCACAAGCCTCCATAACCTAGCTGTCAAGTATGACTTTCCATGCTTAGCCTTTGTTCAGCTTAACAGAGACGGTATAACTAAGGAAAGCACAGACGCTGTTAGTGGATCAGACAGGCTGATTTGGTTGTGTACATCGTTTAGTATATTCAAAGCTAAATCTCCAGAAGAGCTTGCTGAAGATGGGCCAAACTCAGGAAACAGAAAGCTTGTACCAATCGTATCGAGACATGGCGCTGGGCTGGATGACGGCAACTACATAAATATGCAAATGCAAGGAGAGTATGCTAGACTCACCGAGCTGAAAACAAGAAACGAATTTAGGCTAGAGCCAGATATAGATACTGGACTGTTGAATGTTGAAGAAATCAAAGGCGCTTTAGAGGAAGTATAATGCTAGACCTGAAACAGTTAAACTCTCAAGCTTTTAGTTCTATAGAAAAATTGTTAGAATCTCTAGAAATAGAATATGAGCTTTTTGGTGATAATATATATTGCCCATGCCCAATACATGAAGGTGATAACGACAGAGGTTTTTCTATTTCAAAAGACCTTAAGATGTGGAAATGCTGGACTAGAAATTGCAACGAAGAATATGGAAACGACACCTTCGGCTTAGTAAGGGGTGTTCTATCTAAAAGCTCCGGAGAAGAGGTAGAGTTTAAAGATGCCCTGAGAGTAATCTGTAAGGCTCTAGATGTAAAGAGCCAAGGCTCCAACAAAAAAACCAAACCCCGTAAGGGCGAGTCTAACGACTTTGTTAAAATGGTAAACATGTTTTCTGAGCCCTCAGTTAACAGTCAGAGCTCTTCTTTGGTAGAAAGTATCTCAGGACTACAGTCATCAGAATATTTTATGTCTAGAGGGTTTTCTTTGAAAACGCTGGAGCATTTCGGGGTAGGCGACTGCTATAATAAAGGTAGTGACATGTCCCAAAGAGCAGTAACGCCCATACATGACGACGACGGTAATCTATCTGCCTATATAGGTAGAGCCATAAGAGACTACCGAAAACCAAAGTTTCTTTTTACAAGCGGTTTTGATAAGAGAAAGTTTCTATATAACTACCACCGAGCCTCAACAAAGGCTCTAGAAAAATCCTGCATGTTTATAACCGAGGGTCAAGGAGACACTTGGAGACTTTTTGAGTGTGGGATTCAAAACTCTGTAGGAATATTTGGAAAGTCCCTAACAAAAGAGCAGGAACATAAGATATTACACAGTGGAATCACTAAGATTGTAGTACTGACAGATAATGATCAAGCAGGCAGAGAATCAAAAGTTCAAATGCAAAGAAAGCTGGCGAGGAATTTCAAACTATTCTTTCCAAGATTCTCTGGCAAGGACATTGGTGACATGTCAGTAAAAGATATTGAAAATAAAATTTTACCACAAGTAAAGGGACTATACTAATGACTAGGATAATAGGAATAGCAGGCAAGAAACAGTCGGGTAAAAATACAGCTGCTAACTATCTTCATGGAAGTGTTCTAAAAAGCAATGGATTTACCGAAGAGTTCAAACTCAGTCCATCAAGCGGAGAGCTTGTCATTCTAACTGACACTGGGTGGGGAGTCTTTGACATAACCCGAAAAGACAATCAGTTTATTGATTACGCGCATAGCAACATGTGGCCTTTTATTAAGTTGTACAGTTTTGCTGATGGTCTAAAAAATATATGTGTCGAGTTCTTCGGATTAACTGTAGAACAGGTTTACGGGACAGACAAGGACAAGAACAGCAAGACGGATATATTGTGGAAGAACATGCCCACTAGGTCTAACAAAAAGAAGGGTCGCATGACCGCTAGAGAGCTCTTGCAGTATTTTGGTACAGATATAATGAGAAAAATGTATCATGACGTGTGGGTAACTCACGCCCTAAATAAAATAAAGTCTGAAAAATCTGAGGTCTCTATAGTAGCTGACGTTAGATTTCCCAATGAGGTTGACGCAATACTAGAGGCAGGCGGAGAAGTTATCAAACTTCAGAGAGCCCCACTTAAAGATGACCACTCAAGCGAGACATCTCTCGACGAAGCAAATTTTGACCAAAATAAATTCACGCATATAGTTCCTAGTGGAAGTATCAAAGACCTGTGTGAAAACCTTGAAAATATCCTAAAGGGGAAGTAATGTTAGTTACCTACATCAGAAGCTCTTCATATAATAATTATTCGTTCTGTGAGATGCAGTACTTTCTTACCTACGTCTTGGGCCACAGGTCTGACAGTGGGAAGAAAGCGGAGATGGGAACAATAGTCCATAAAGCAATGGAAGTCCTTGCTTCTCTAAAGAAATTTATGCAAGACAATCCAAATAGAAAATACCTAAAGATAACAGACGATGTCATGGGGGATGTCAAGGTTCACAAAGATAAGTTTATGGATGATCCTTTTGTGGTGGAAGCACTAAACAGAAGCTTTGACTCCTACACCAAAGATTCCAAGCATAAGTATACAGCCGGAGACAGAAAAACATGCATGAACCTGACATGGAAAGCTATACATCACAATGATGGACAATTTGATCCACGAGAACGAAATGTTGTTGCGTCTGAGCCTCACTTTGATATTTTAATAGAAGAAGATTGGGCTAAATATGAATATGAGCTACCAAATGGAGAAAAAGTCACTGGCAATCTAGCCATCAAAGGGACTATAGACCTCGTTACAGAAACAGATAAGGGTGTAATAGAAGTAGTGGACTGGAAAACCGGAAGAAGACTGGACTGGGCTACTGGAGAGGAAAAAACATACGAAAAACTGCTAGTAGACCCCCAACTATTACTATATAATTATGCCATATCTAAGGCTTTTCCAGAGTACAAGCAGTCTATAATGACTATTTTCTATGTAAAAGACGGAGG